GACTAGGCCACGTCTTGGGCATGAACGTGCCACTCGCCTGCGAATGCGTCAACGCCTCAAATTACAGCAAGTTTGTAGATGGCGCGCCGGTGTATGACTCCAATGGCAAGGTGATTAAGGGGCCGGGTTACGTCAAGGCTGATATGACTGGGTGCTATTGACAGGTTGGCTTTGTGCTATAATGTAATCACGCTGTGAAAAGCGTAAACGAGGCTCTGGAGAACTTTCAAGTTGGAAGCCTTCGGAGCCAAACACTAAATGGACGCAATGTCCACGGAGCCTCGGGCAATTTTCACCCTTAGGCTTCCAACTTGAAAGAGTTTCATGAATCAAATTTCCCTTACCGATGTTGCTGCTGGCGCTGGAGACGCAACCGCAACTATGACAAGCTTGGAGATTTCCGAGTTGACAGGTAAACGTCATGACCACGTGATGGAAGACGTTCGCAAGATGCTTTCAGAGCTTGGATTGAACGCTCCCGACTTTTCGGGAACGTACAAAACCAGTCAAGGAAACACCTACGAATGTTTCAACTTGCCTAAGCGAGAATCTCTAATTTTGGTGTCTGGTTACAACGTGACCATGCGGGCAAAAATTATAGACCGTTGGGAAGCCCTCGAAACCGGCAAAGCTACACCAATGATGGATCAATCAACCGTAACGCCAGAAATCACCCGCGCTGACCCGCAAGCCTTTGCAGTGGTGCTATAATTTGCTTGTCAGTTTTGGAATTGCGTGTAGGAAGCGTTTTATATTCCAAAGCTGAAAGGCTTACCGCCATGCAACAGTGTTCCTACCACTGGCTTGCATGGCGGTTTTTCTTTTTGGAGCTTTATGTCAAACGTATCTGTATCAGTTCAAACTACAATGACCAGTCTCGAACTGGTTGAATTTATCAACAGTGAGCGCGAAGCTGGTGACGCTGAGTTGCGCCACGATAGTTTCATGGCAAAAGTGCCAAAGGTTCTGGGGGGTGTCCAAAATTTGTTGGACACCTATGTTCACCCTCAAAACGGCCAAACCTACCCTTGCTACCGCTTCCAAAAGCGCGAAGCGTGCCTCATGGCCATGAGCTATTCCTATGAGTTGCAGGCTAAGGTTTTCGACCGTATGACCGCACTTGAAATTCAATCGGCTAAAACTACGCCAATGATTGAGTCACCACCATTGGTTGACACTTGCAACGCGCTGGTGGCATCGGTTGAAGCTAAGGTTCTTTCTAAAAAAGAGGGCGCGGAATTGATTCGTGCTATCACTCTAGCATCGTTCCACGGTGCTGATGTTTTGATGGCCGCATCCAAGCCAAAGGCCGTAAGAAAAGCCCTAATCGCGCCAGTGCAGGCCGCTCTTACTAATGGCGATAGTGTGGCGTATGCGTTACGCGCTCAAGGCACTATGTCAGCCACAGATCTTTTGCGCGAGCATGGTTCTGGTGTTTCGGCCAAATCGTTTTATGAGTTGCTAGAGAAACCCGATATGGTTATCACACGCCACGAGTTGAAAAGCCAAGTGTCGTATCGGGTTTTAATTGGCGAAGGTTTGCAGTACGGTCAGAATGTAATGACGTTTGAAGGAACGCGCAGTAACCCATATTTTTACGTAAGCAAGTTCGCTGAGTTATTGGAGCGCATAGGTTCACTGGTTGCGGTTGAAACGGAGGCAGTGCCAAAGCCAACAGAGACTGAAAAACTAGATCTTCAAATAATGGCTTATAAAAAAACTGTGATCGAAGCTTGGAAGTATGGTGGACGTGAAATTGATGAGGAAACATGTGTGACTTACGTATCACGCGCCGCATTGTTAAAGTATTTGATTGACAATGGAAAAAATCCTAAGACGGCTAAAAATATGCTCGCACCGCTTGGCACTATGATGCGGATATTGGGATGCATAGGATTTTTGAGATCACATAATGATGGATGGTTAATTGCTCACCCATTTGCTCATAACGCATAACGCACCACTACGAAGCCCGCCATTGTGCGGGCTTTTTTTTGCATGGTATTTATTTACATGAATTTTTACTGATTCATGGTTTATTCGGTAATTCTGCGCTACAATTACATTGCCAAACCAAATTACATCGTGTAAGCCTTGTAGAGTGATGCACCCGTACACGCGGGATGGTTTGGCGACCGCATCACTCTACAAGGCTTTTTTGTCACTAAAGGACATCCAAATGCCAAACCAAATAGTTAATCCAGATCATGAGTATGATCAGTTTGTTAGCAGGAAACGCCGCGCCGAAGTTGCGACGGGGCATAACCCCGAGTTACTGAACGAATACTTGAAACCTTTTCAGCATGCTATTGTTGCATGGGCTGTGCGATGTGGGCGGGCTGCTGTGTTTGCAGATACAGGACTAGGTAAAACCATTATGCAACTTGCATGGGCTAATGAAGTACATGGTCATAATGGTGGAAAAGTTCTGATCTTAGCCCCACTTGCAGTCTCCGAGCAAACAATTGAAGAAGGGTCTAAATTTGGCATTGAAGTTAAACGTGTTCCTCATGGTGCAGATATTCCATGCGACGGCGTATGGATTACCAACTATGAACGCATGGATTCTGTGAATTTTTCGGAACTGATCGGAATTGTTTTGGATGAATCATCAATTCTAAAATCACATGATGGTAAAACACGCCAGCGCATTATTGATGCTTCGCAGCGTGTGCCATATAGACTGAGCTGCACTGCTACACCAAGCCCTAATGACTTTGAAGAGCTTGGTAATCAATGTGAATTTTTGGGTGTTATGACTCGAACTGAAATGCTAGCCACGTACTTTGTCAACGATACTGGCGACACTGGAACATGGCGGCTTAAAGGATGGGGTCAGTCTAAATTCTGGGAATGGATGGGAACATGGGCAGTAGTCGTGAGAAACCCGTCAGATATTGGATTTGATGGTACAGAATACATTTTGCCACCGTTGCAATATCATGAGCATGTTGTTAAAACTGAGCATTTAGGAGATGAGTTATTTGCCCGGCCAGCGCAAACTCTGCAAGAGCGCCGTAAAGCGCAGCGCGATAGTATAGATTCACGATGCGAAGCATTGGCTGAAGTTGTGAATTCAGAAAAAGATGAGCCATGGATTATTTGGTGCCATTTAAACGATGAAGCTGCCATGCTGCAAAAAATGATTCCCGGGTCAATAAATGTGCAAGGTTCTGATTCTGTGGAATTAAAAGCAAAAAACCTGCTAGGATTTTCCCATGGTGATTTTCGGGTTCTGATTAGTAAACCAAAGATTGCTGGGTTTGGGATGAATTGGCAGCATTGTGCTCGTATGGCATTTGTAGGTCTAGATGATTCATTCGAGAAATTTTATCAATCTGTGCGCCGATGCTATAGATTTGGTCAAAAGCGCAATGTGCAAGTGCATTTGTTTACATCGGAAACTGAAGGGCAGATTTTGATTAATTTGAAGCGCAAAGAAATGCAACATCATGAAATTAGTGCAAGTATGATCGACCACATGAAAGACATTATGAATAATGAATTGAACGGACAGCAAAACATTGTTGACAAATACCGCGAAGATACATATCAAGGCGATGGATATACGTTGCATCTTGGAGATTGCGTAAAATGGACGCGCCGCATGGAAGACAACAGCATTGATTATTCTGTATTCAGCCCGCCGTTTGCTGATCTTTTCGTGTACAGCAATAGCGATCATGATATGGGTAACTGCAAAAACGATGCTGAATTTGTAGCACAACTCAAATTCCTAATATCTGAATTGTTCCGCGTTATCAAGCCGGGCCGTAATGTGTCGTTCCACTGCATGAATTTACCAACTACTAAAATGCGCCAAGGATACATCGGACTGCGTGATTTTCGAGGTGACTTGATTCGCGCATTCCAAGATGCCGGATTTATCTATCACTCCGAAGTGTGTATATGGAAAGACCCTGTAGTTGCCATGCAGCGTACGAAAGCTTTAGGATTGCTACACAAAACAATCCGTGAAAACAGTACTATGAGCAGAATGGGATTACCTGATTATGTAGTAACAATGCGTAAGCCGGGTGATTGCGAAGAACGCGTAAAACACGATGGGAAAGATGATTTGCCAGTGGCATTATGGCAAAAATATGCCAGCCCTATTTGGGATGATATTAACCAAGGGCGTACACTTAATAAACTGCCAGCTCGTGATGATAATGACGAAAAGCATATGTGCCCATTACAACTGGATGTTATAGAGCGGTGCATACACCTTTGGACTAACAAAGGTGACTTAGTGTTTAGTCCTTTTACAGGTATTGGATCTGAAGGATATTGCGCGGTGAAGATGGATCGTCGATTTGTTGGGACTGAGCTAAAACCTAGCTATTGGGAGTTGGCGCACCAAAATATCAATGACGCATTGAAAGAACAGGGCGGCTTGTTTTAACTTGACTGTATAAAGGCACAATCCGCCATAAGGCGGATTTTGCACGTCTAGTGTTATGATCTAGCATATGACTGCACCAATATATACACGAGGCCGCGCAACGGCATCAAAGCAGCTTGCATTGCCACCAGTGGGCAAGGGCGATGCACTCACGCTCACCCGCGTCACGGCGGGCGGGGAATACATCCCGGGCGGCGGTGAATCAGCGGCGACTGAAACGGCCTATTTTGGCAGTGGCATACGCACCGCATACAAATTGCAGGACATAGATGGCACGTTGATTCAATCGAGTGACGTGCGCCTGTTAGTTTCGCCAGTACTGACCAACGGCGGCGATATGCCAACACCAGTGGCGCCTGATACGCTAACCTTTGGCACTGTCGTTTACAACGTCATATCATGCCGTTCACTTGACTTTGATGGCGCAACCCAGATTGGCTATATCGTGCAGTGTCGCGTATGATAACCAGCTTTCAAGCCGATTTAGAGCGCTTTGCTGCAAAGACTAAGCGCAACCTTAACCAAGTGGTTCAGGGCGTGGTGTTAGAGCTTGGCACGCGCATTGTACAGCGAAGCCCAGTCGATACGGGAAAGTTTCGGGGTAACTGGCAAGTAAACGCCGGTGGCCCTGACATTCGCACCAATGAACCTTTCGATAAGCAGCCCCTAGGCAGTCCCCCGAGCGCGTTCACGTTTGAGCGCTGGCAAGACCACGTTCAGGCTTCAACCATCGGTAGCACTTTTTATATCACCAACTCACTGCCTTACGCGCGCCAGCTTGAATATGGCAGTAGCCAACAAGCGCCAGCCGGTGTGGTTCGTGTGACCGTCGTTGAATATCAGCAAATCATTCGCCGCGTTCTGAGCGCGACAATTACACCATAATGAGCATTACCAAAATACGCACTGCACTAGATACCCGCTTGCTATCTGTGCCCGGTGGCATTAATGCTGCTTGGACGGCATGGGACAACAAAGCGCTGAAAACCGCGCCCACTGCCTCAACCATTTATCAAATTGTCAGCCTGCTACCCGCTCGGCCTGATAACCCAACGCTTGATGAACAAACTCAAATCCATGCTGGCATCTACCAAGTTTTGCTTATGATGCCTGCGAATAGCAGCTCATTGGCTGGCGAGACGCTTGCGCAAGCCATTGTTGACCATTTTTATGCGGGCTTGTCGTTGGCTTATGGCGGCCAAACTGTGCGCGTTCGTGGCACGCCGGTAATAGCCGCAGGCTATCAAACTGGCGACCGCTATGCAATACCGATATCGGTAAGATATAATTCGATTGTGTAATAACTTGGAGAAACACATATGGCAGTTCAAACAGTAGCCGGTACCTCGGTACATATCTCGGCTGGTATCCCCGCAACATTCGACGCCGCTGGTTATGCAGCGGTAACCGGATGGGCTAAGATTGGCGAGATTACCGATGGCGGCTCTCACGGTAAGACTTATGCCGAGGTTACGCATAGCCCGATTGACACGCGCACAGTCCAAAAGTTTAAGGGTTCGATCAACATCGGAACTAAGACCCTGCAGCTTGGCATCGACGATGATGATGCGGGTCAGACGCTGGTGAAAACTGCGCGAGATTCGGACAACGATTATTCGTTCAAAGTCACGTATCAGGACGGCGCGATTGACTATTTCCAAGCCAAGGTAATGTCGTTCGAAAAAGCCGCTGCTGGTGTGGATAGCATTCGTACTGCTACCGTCAATCTTGCGTTGACAGGCACTAAAACCGGCATCGGCATCATTGAAGTTGCAGCGCCTTAAAACTGTGACATAATCCCGGTTGCACCTACCGTGCGCTTCTATCCTTTTTGCGGGGGTAGGGCGCACGGCAAGGGCA